CACAATAGAAGACTTATCTGAAGGCTTTAATAATGTATATAACTTAATACACAAGGATAATAAAAATAGTATTAGGTGGTTAGAGTGGTGTGGGTTTGAGGTAGTAAAAAACAGAACATATAAATTAGGTGGAGAAGACTTTTACCTACTGATGAAGAGGATAGAACAATGAGTGCATTTAGTGGCTTAATGATGGGAATGAACTTTGGCTCACAGTATGGGGCAGCATCGAGCAACTACGAGATGACAAAGTTGCAGAACGAGATGCGTACTGAGTCAGCTAAAGATGCCATGGACTTGGACAGGGAAATCCTCATCAGAAGAAGGAAAGAAGAGTCCAGAGCCTATGTACAATCTAATATCGACCTACAACGCAGAGCATTAGAAGCTGAGTCAAGAGCTAATGTGTCTATGGGTGAGGCAGGTATTGAGGGGTTGTCTGTAGATAACGTCAAGTCAGCCATACGCAGACAAGAAGGGCAGACTAGACAACGCCAGAAGGAAACATTCGATAGCAAGATGGACACTATTGATGATTCATTTGAAAGGTCACTACAGACTATGTTAGCGCGTATGCAAGGTTTAACACCCCCTGCACAGCCTAATCTGTTAGCTATAGCATCCCAGAGCTTTGCTCCTGCAATAGACTCTAAGATGGCTGATTCTTTTGATGGTTGGTTTGAGGAGACGTTCGGATGAGTAAAGGACATATGCAGGATTTACAGGGATTCCGCACAATCTCTAGCCCCTCAGCTTCCCCAGTGGATGCCTATGGTGGTGGCGTTAATGCGCCTAAAGTATCGGCTGCTGACCAACTGGCTTCAGCCTTTGGTACTGTCAGTAAGTATGGGCAGAGAGCTGCGGCACAACAACAAGCTGAAGATGACAAGCTACGTCAGGACGAGGCACAGGCTTTTATTAATCGTTGGAAGGCCGAAGAAGAAGGGGACATCCTAACTGCAATTAAAGCAGGGGAGTTGTACCCACAGGTTTCTCAGTCCTTTCTAGCGCAAGCTATTGAAAAGAAATCAAACTATGAAACACAGACAAGCTACCTAGAAACTTTCAGTAAGCTAGATGATGACATTGCTCTTAGTGACGTTAAGTTAAATGCCTTCTTAGGTTCAGAAGAAGATAAGATTAGAGAGCAATATAAAGATAATCCTTTTGTTTTATCAGGTGCGCTTACGGGCTTTAGAGCAGCTAAATCTCAGCAGATGCCAGGCATATTAAGCAGACAGGCTAAAGCTACTAAAGACATAGACACAACTAATATTAACAGCTTCTCTATCTTAACACTTGATAGGTATAACTTAGAAACAGAAGAGGGCTATAACGCTGCTGTGGAAGCCTTTGAAGTGGATTTACAAAACAGCATTGACACTTCTATCAACGAAAACTCTGTAGTTAATCAAACCTATGTCGATGCGGTCATCGCTTATGCGAAACTTAACCCATCATCAGGGGCTACAAGATTACTTAGTGATAAAAGGCTAAAGCACCTGAACACTAAGACAACTAGAGCCAAGCTAAGTGAAGCTAATAAACAGATAGGCCAGTTAGCCGTAGCTGAATTAGAGCGTAAGCAAAAAGAACAAGAAGTTTTAAACAAACAGAAACTTGTAGAATCTCAATCTAAGTTAAACCAGTTAGCTGTCAATGGTGATATTGCAGGTATAGATAGAATCATGGCTCAAAGCACTGGCTTAACAGGAAATGATGCTGTGCTTGGCAACAAAGTTTACCAGATGGCTGAGATTTCAAAACAGGCAGCACAGGTTAAAGCTGATGTAAGTGCAACTAACTACACCATTCTTAGATGAAATAAGTGTAAGTGCATCTTTAGGAACAGCAGGTGACCTTGAGTCTATGATTGCTAAGGTTAATGAGCGTACAGACATCCATCCTAATGAAAAAGCGGTGCTAATCAAAGAGTTACCTAACTTACTTCTAGGTAACCAAATCATTGCTTCAGCATCTCATAAGTCAGCATTAGGCGAACGCTTAGGTGGTACTATCAAGACCTACACAGATAACCCCAACTTCTTAGCAAAAGGGTTTCAGTTAGGTCAGTTAGCTACGTCATTTAGTGATATAGCTACTGAAACTTGGAACCAAGAAACTAAACGCTTAGTTAATCTTCATCTTGAGACAAAGGGTGAAGTGCCTGGGTACGCAGACTTACATGATGATGGCGGTATCTATGACAGAGCCGAAGGTAAAGTAAGAGCTAGGTTGCAAGAAGTTAATCAAATGACTGAAGTGCAACTACAAACTCTGGGACAACAGCAACAGCCACAACAAACTCAAACAGAGCAACCCACAGGTGACTCTACCTACGGTGCTACATTTGAAGCTGGCGGTGTCACTTATGGTTTACCAGTAGGTATAGACTCTAAGACTGCTACCGATGCTGATTGGGTGGTAATAAGTGAGGGCGGTACGCCTCCTCCTGCGGTTCCAAACCCACTACAGGCTGCTGAAGACAGACGTTTAGCTGACTTAGTGACTACTGTGTTTAGGTCTGAGAATGACCCAAGTCTAACCCAGAACAAAGGTTCACGTTCTTATGCTCAAGCTATGAACGAGCTTAACAAGATGCCTAAAGAAGAGTTAGATGCATTTGTACAACCTCTGGCTGAACAGGCAATAGCTTCATTTACTGAGCGACTAGACCCTGATGCAGCTAATGCAATCCCATACACACAAAGGGATGAAGTACAGGAACTGATACAACTGTTAGAACAAAACCCAGCAAACATCTTTAGTGACAATGATTATGCAGAAAGGTTCCTAGAGACAACACTCAAATAAATATAGGTGACAAATATGGCAGGTATTGCTGATGCTTATAGAGCCTCATTGCAAGAGGAAAAGCCGTTAGGTATTGCGGATGCTTTCCGTCAATCGCAGGGGCAACCACAAGCCCCTCAAGGCTTTAACGCTACTTACCAAGATATGGGCGATACTCTGTATGACGAAGACTTAGTTAATGATGTTAATTATCAAAAGGCTTCTGAAGTTATTTATAACATGAATAACAGTGTTGATGCCCCTCGTCTTTCCCCACAAGACTACGCTAAGTATGGTATCGAGACAATGGGGTGGTTCAACTGGAACCTCCCTAAGATGTCTTTAGATGCTAACCGTATCTCTGGGGCTACAGACGAGCAGAAGAAAGCCTTCCTCTACATGATGGAGTCTTATGATGACTTAGGTGTTTCATGGAATGGGGCAAAGCGTTTCTTCAAAGGTGTAGCTACTGACCCTACTACCTATGTAGGTTTAACTACATTTGGTATTGGTCTGGCAGGTAAAGAAGCTGCTAAACAAACAGGCAAGCTAGGTATCAAAGAGTTACTCAAAAGCTCCACTAGAGGTGGTGTCATTGCTGGTATTGAGTCAGGTGTCTATACCGCAGTTGATGATGTCAACAGACAGGTAGTTGAGACGGCTGTATCTGGTGAAGATATTGATTTAGGGCGTGTTGCTAAGTCTGGTCTTATAGGTACAGGAGCAGGTTTTGTGCTTGGTACAGGCATTACCGCAGGGGTCAAAAGGTATTCAGGACAGTCTACTAGAGAGATAGCTGAGACTGTTGATGAGCAAAAACTTGCTGATGACTTACCTGAAGATGCGGGTGAGGTGGTATTCCACAGAACTACAGCAGAACCTTTCTTTGATTTTATTGAGTCACCTAATAGCCCACACAGCCACGCAGGGAGTAAGGGCTTTTACTTCTCAAGAACAGCAGATGATGAGACATCTGTAGTCTTTGGGGGTAACGTGGTTGAGGCAAAGGTTGATATTAAAAACCCAGTGCCTATTCAAACAGTGGCTATGGACACTACTGCTGAAGGATTTACATTCGGTCGGGTTGATTTAGATTACTTACCAGATGACCTTGGGAGTGTGCGGTTTATAGACGATGCAGGGCAACTACAGGATGTGGATAGACTGTCTAAAGCAGAGATAAATTCACTACTGAAAAAGAATAAACTTTTTTACCAAGTAAACCCAGAAAGACTTTTTGAAGAAGACATTGCTGTAATCCGTAAGGCTGGTTATGACGGTTTTAAAATGGATGCACAGGGGGATAAGCCTGGACAGGTTGTGGCTCTATCATCTGACCAAATTAAAGTTCAATCGTTTACAGAGGGGGGTAACACACATTTACCGCCTAGCTCTGGCACACGCTCTCCTGCACAAAAGATACGTACCGACCTCAACGGTGTAATTCAAGCAATCAAACGTACAGTCCCCGCAGGTAAAGTATCGTCATTAGGTGCTGATGGTGTTCAGAACATGGACGAGCTAGTAGCCTCTGTAGAACCCTTCAAGGAAATGCTTAGGCAAGCCTCCGCTAAAAACCCCGCAGAACTTGCAGAGTACCTTAAGAAGCAAGAGTTGACTGACGGGCAAAGCGAGTTCCTTGAAGTTGCCACAAGCCAGACAGTATCTGCACTTAAGGTAAAAGTATTTAACTTACGTCTTAAGCAACAAAAGTTAGACGGTGACGAAGCCTTAGCTATATCTAAACAAATAGATGAAATCGAAGAAGTGATTGCACCTCTAGATGAACTTGATGCAGCTATGTCTACTATCACGGGGCAACGGTTACGGGCTAGACAAGAAAGCCTAAACACTGGGCAACTAAGGGGTGAAACCATTACAAGCCTACAGGCTTCAGGCTTATCGAGAACTGAGGCTGAACGACAGTGGGATGCTATCTTTAAGGAGAAACTACAGAAACACGAACGCACTCAAGAGATGGCAACACTTAACGCCAAGATTGAAGAGGTGCGTAAGAGTGGGGACACTGCTGAATACATCAAACTTAAGCAACAAAAACAGGTTAAGAAAGATGAGTTTGCAGAAGAAGTCCTGAGAGAAGAAGGCTCTTCTATCTACAGAGCAATCAACAAGCCTATCAAAGTCTTGAATGAGATTATGATTAGCTTTGTATTCTCTCCTGCTACTTTAATTGTCAACACCGTCCCATCACTAGCGAAGACTATCTATAAGCCTTTGCTTAACAACTTGATGCAAGATGGTCTATCAGCAACATCACGCAAGAAGATAGTGGCTGAGTATTCAGCTATGGCATCTATGATTCCATCGGCAGCTAAGATGGCTAGGGCTGCATGGCGTTATGAGAAGTCTATTCTGACAGGTGACTCTGCTAGATTCCTTGAGGAATACAATACAATTCCTAAGAGATATGGCGGTGGTATCTTACGTCACTTCCCTAGAGCCTTGCTTGCTACCGATGCGTTCTTTGAGAACATTCACTACAGAGGATATGCAGTAGGTAAAGCTACAGGCGATGCTATGGAAGCAGGTGTAGCTAAGGGCTTGAAAGATAAAGAGCTTGATGACTTTGTTCAGATTCAAACTCAGGAAGCCTTAACGCGAGCTTACGCCCCCGAAGAGAACGCTATAGACATCCTTATGTCTGATGGTATCTCAAGAGGACTGAAGGGTAAGAAGCTAGAGAACTTTATTAATAACGAACTAGCTAAGAACGAATCAGCCTTTGTGAAAGCTACTGACCAAGATGGTCGTGATTATGTACAGGATGTACTGTTCAAGAGAGACTTCTCTGGTAAAGGAGCAGCTTCTTCATTAGCTAAAGGTTATGAGGGTTTTGTAAACAAGCACCCTGCTATGCGCCTTATGGGGCAGTTGTTCTTCCGTACACCCGTGCGTGTATTTGAGGAAGGCATACGTTTGACTCCAGGTCTTAACATGATTAGTCCAGGTTTTATGAAGGACTTGAAGGGTGCTAATGGCCCTATGCGCCAAGCTAGAGCGCAGGGTGAAGCCTTGATGTCTTACTCAATAGCTGGCTCAGTGTTCTCTCTATATGCCACAGGTAACGTGACTGGTGCTATGGGACAGGACTACAAGCAGACTCGCCAAGGTGAGAACGCAGGTGGGCAAGAGCCTTACACTATTATGTTTAGTGATGGCAGTACCTTTAACTACCGTAACTTTGACCCCTTCTCAACTCCAATTAAGATTATTGTCAATGCTTTAGAAAGAGCAGAGACACTGGCTTATAGAGAAGAGCAGGGCGAATCAATCAACAAGTCTGAGATGGAAAAGATACAGGCTCTAGTAGCTGTTGGTGTTGGCTCTATCGCACAGTCTTTACGAGATGCAAACCTTGCCTCTGGTGTTGATTCTGCCATGGACTTCTTTGAAGACTTAGGAGACCCAGACAGTTCAGACCAGTTGATTAAGTTTGCAGGTAGAAAGGTACAGACATTCTTGCCCAACACTTACTACAAGTATCAGATGCTTGACAACCCTGTGCTTGGTGACCCAGTAACAATGGAGCAGTTCATCTTACAGCGTGTCAACCCTGATGACCCATTAGTGCCTAAGCAATACACCGCACTAGGTAGAGCAAGAACCCTTAGTAATCCAGTAGCTAATCTTATCTACTTTGATACGGCTACAGTTGAGGAACGTCAGCGTGGCATCCCTGCAAAAGAAATAGAGGTAGAAAGATTCCTTTATAAACTAGCGCAGGTAGGTGACACACACTTCACAGCTTCCTACAAGATGCCTAAGTTCATGGGTGATATTGACTTACGAACTCAGATAACAAAAGACGGTATGGAAACCTACTACGACAGATGGATGCGTTATACCCACGAGTCAGGACTGATAGATGTGCTACATGGCATGCAGGACTTACCTATGGGTACAGCTTCACAGGCAGGTATCGCTGAACAATACGCCAGGAAGTATATCAATCAGTTTAGGGAGATGGCTTTCATGCGTTTGTTTGGTGAGGAAGCAGCAATACCACAGGAATACCGAAGTGTCTTAGAAAGGAAGATACAGGGTCAAACAGGCCAACGCTCTTCAGACAACATAATATATAACATTGGGAATTAATAACTATGCCTTATGCAAATAATAAGTACACAGCAGACGGGAGTACGGCCACGTTTAGTGTGGCCTTTCCGTATTTATCAGAGGGAGATTTAGTTGTATCAGTTGATGGTGTAGTTAAAACATTAACGACTGACTACACCGTCCCCTCCACAAGCCAGATAACCTTCAACACACCCCCTGCAAA